TTAAGAACACATTGAACTCTTAACGCTTGGTCAAATAAGTCAGCAAACTTGTTTCTTAATCTATCAACAAATTTAGCAAACTTTAATTCGTCACGAGTAACTTCTGATGTTCTACCTAAAGAGAAACCAGATTGATTTGGGTCTAATCGTGAGATAGGAACATTAAGTGCTTTGTATAATTTCTTTTCAAAGTATTTAACATCTTCCAATTCACCTAAGTTTTGACCACCAGGCAATGTAGAAATCTCTGTACCTTTACCACCTTCTCTACGAGGTAACCAGAAGTCTTCCATCATGGATAGGAACTTACGGTCATCACGCACTTCACCAGTATTAGCATCATAGACAAGTTTGTTCTTATACTTCACCATAATGTCTCGGAGATACTGTTCCGCTTTTAACTTAGGTAAGTTACCTACATCAATGTAAAAAATACGGCGTTCTGGTGCTCTAGAGATACGATAGATAACTGTCGCATCCTCAATCATACGCAATTGGTTTAATGGTTTAATTGCTTTATGTAAGTATGATAACACCACCGCTCTGCGAGAATCCATAAGACCAGAAACCACGGAGATAATAGAATCGGTAGTAATACGAACACCAACAGGACCAAAATTAGAAGAACTTCCTGATACCACTTTATCGTTGAATATGTAGTATTCGTTAATGACATTCATAACCTCCACGCCAGTACGCTCGTCTTTCTTTTTCTTTATTTCACGCACCTTTCTCAGTTTGCGTGGGTCAATGTATCGTAGTTCTCTGATACCTTGTGTTGGATTTTCTTTATCAATAATGATGTGGTAATACATTCTACCATCAACATAATATCTACGGAAGATATCATGAGCCATATTATTATAATTCAATATGCGAACGATTGTATTGAATTCCGCTTTGATTGCGTTCTTGATTTTCTCAGGTTGTTTCAGATCATCAAGAACGATTTGTATATTTTTACCATCGTCATCTTGACAAATGGCTTCGTTAACTATATCGTCAATGGCAGACTCAATTTCTGGTTGCATTGCCATTTCACGATAACGAGAAATTAGTTCTACCTCATTTTTTGCGGTACCATCTAGGTCAACATATGTACCATAGTAGGCCGCAGAGGTAATAGTAAGCGCACCATCGTCATTAGTTGGCGGCGTAAAGGATTGTTGCACGTTCTGGTCATTTTCTGACTTTTCACGAGCAATTGTAAAACCGAAAAGGCTGAATTTATTTGCCATATTTTTCTTTATTCCAACTCAATTAAACATAATAGAGAGGACCGAAGCCCTCTCTGAAAAATAACATATTAACTATCTGTAGTATTTGAAGTCCAATATTGGTATGCAAATGTTACTGAATATTCTTCAATACTATCATTTGAACCCCAATCTAAATCAATTGGTGCTAAATCTTGTGGGTACATACCAACAAAATTATAAGTTTTCAAAATACTACCATCTTTACCGTATTGTGATACACTAGCATCAACAGTATAAGCTGTTGGATTACTTAGGCCACTACCACGAACGTTACCTGCATGACTGTTGATTCCATTCATCCATGATTCTATAGAATTTCTAATTGCAAAATCTTCATCATTGATGATTTGTAATGACCAGTCTGGGAATGTTCGGTTGCCTGCAAACTTTAGTTCACGACCAAAGTAGTAAACTGGAACAACTCCAACTGTTGATCCTGGTAACTGCGCTGCTTTGGCCATAAATGTTGTTTTTTGACCAGCAGCAACGCTGTTGTTTGCAAAAGTTGGAAATGCTAGTGTTACAGAAAATAGGTTTGGGCGTGCGCCGTCACCTATTAACTGTGATCTAAATTCTGATGCATTGAATGCCATTTTTTTCTCCTATCGTTGAATTATTTATTAGATTGAACCAACGACTTCAGTAAAGGCAACACCAGTTCTTACTGCAACGAAATTCAACTGGATGAAGTTGATTGAGCGAGCAGGTTTGATATAGATATCACCAACAAACTGGTTAGCATCAACGACAGCAGGTGTATTATTTGTAGAATCACAAACAACACTGAAGTCATAAATGCCACGGCGACCTTGTACGTCACGTAAGAAAGGAGTTACAAGAGCAACAAATTGTGCTTGTGTGAATGAATCGTTAAATTCAAACAACGAGTATTTTGAAGCAGTTGAAATAGTTTTCTCAAGAACGATAAACAATCTACGAACGTTGATACGATCAAATGCAGATGGTTTTGATTGTAGAGTCTTGTCACCATACAAAACAGTACCGTTTCCTGGGAATGTTACGACTGGATTGATACCAATAGAATACAGAGAATCTCTCTGTGACTGTGTTGGATTCCATGCCAATTTAACAACATTCTTCAAGTTACCACGGTTGAAACCAGCAGGTGAGTACCATGGATCACGAACCGAATCTGTATAAACACATAGACCAGCAATGTCACCATTTAATGGTATATAACGATATACATTATTGTACTTGTCGAACATATACTTCCAACCTGTGTCAGCAACAGCATATGATGTTGAACGGGCTAGTGCTGTATTCCAAGAAACGATGTTTGCAACTTCATTACCACCTTGGTTAACAACTGCTGATGATGGAGGTGAAACAAATGCAACACAATCTTTACGACTATTGGCAATGTTATCAATAACATACTGTTGTACTGTTGTTGAGGCTGGACCAGTAACAACTAAAGAAATATCAACAGAGTCAGCATTTGTGAATTTACCGTAAGCAGTAATTGTATCTGCATCAGTCACAGTTGCATCTGTACCACCACTAAGTGGTAATGTTTGTGCTGTTGAAACTGTTGCAAAGTTGGTATTTGCTAATGCACTACCCCAAGTACCGACTGTTGTTGCATAACTTACTGGATCAATAGCTAAAACATATTTTGAGTTATTGAAAATATAGTTTTTGTAGTAATTTGAATTACCTAAGGAATCTTTCGCATCTGAACCTTTTGATAGGTATGGGAAAACTTCCAATACAGTATTTTTGGCACCAGTGAATAAACCGCCAGTATCCATAACAACAACATGAATTTCATCATTTGCGGCACCAGCACCTGAAGCCTGTGCTGAAGTACCTGGTGCACCTGTGAATAATGAAGAAACAACAACACCGTTAATATTCCATGTATTCGAATAAGAAGCAGCATCAACAACGGAAACTGTCAATGAGTTACCTAATGCACCTGGATAACGAGCAACAAAAGCACCATACAAATTATTATTGTTTGTGTACAAATATGTTGCTTCAAAAACATCTTTGTTTGCAATTTGAATATTTGGACCTGTTGTATTTGCATCAGCATTATATGATGCTGTGTTGGCAGCACGAACAACTTGTAAATTATTACCGTAAGCCAAGAAACTTGCAGCACTAAAGAATGAAGTGTATGTGTTACTATCTGGTTTACCGAATCTTGTTACTAATGTGATTTCACTATCTACTGAAACTATTTTATTTACAGGACCCCACATAAATGGTCCAGCATATGCACCGGCAGTAGTAAGTACCGAAGGGACTACGGTTGTAAGATCAACCTCGGATACATTTACGCCTGGAGAGATTTGAAATGCCATTTGTTTCTCCTTAATTATTTTGTCTTTTGGCAGTTATAATAAGATACCATCATGATATTTATGTAAGACTACTTTTACAGTTATCTGGACAATTCTTTAAAATACTGAGCATATGTCTGATTACTGTCTGATTTTTCCCACACATCACCGTCCCAAACATCAAAAGAATGTTCCATACCATCTTCAATGACTGGTGCTGGTGGTGTTATTTCATCAAATTGATTCATTGTTTCCAATTGAATCTGTTTTCTCAAATCATGATTGACAATCTCTCTAAAATATTTTTGAGTAGTTGCCCAAGCCATCATAACTAAACCCATCACCAAATCATCATTTGCATCCGCTTCTGCCGCAAAAGAATTCTTATTTGCAACAAAAGTGGTCAATTCTGAAATGGTATCAAAATCAACGACTTCTAATTTGTTACCTTCAATCAGAGTTTTGAGATTGGAACAACCAATTCTCTTGACTTGAGGTGACATTTTTAAACCTAATTGTATACCACGGGCAAAACCAGCTGATAATTGTTGTGGTTTTTTATTACCTGTAAATACCTTAAATAAGTTTTCGTACTCTAGGTCTTGGTGTAATATATCCGCAACCTGTGGTGTGTTATTAATTTCAACCAAAATATAAGCGTCATTATAAAGTTTGGCTGCATTATAGATTAGTGTTGGAAATAGAACTGGTGATACAGTAGAATCTTTATATGTGGCAACCTGTCTATATGGTGTGGTTGAAATATCAACGACCGAGAATGTAGATGAGTCTAGATTCTTACCTTCTGACACATCAACCCAAATACCATACAGGTGATCTTTCTTATTATCTTCATCACCTTTGACTGGATATTCATAAATCTTCATACCATCATGTTCTGCAATAGGTTGTTTATAAGACAACTGTTGCAGTTTGGTACCAGAAATAAGTGTATTCG